AAGCGTTGCGCTTGCGTTCACTGCTCGGTTTTCTCCGGGGGGGCGATCCCGAGCTTCGCCGCCGCCGCTCGAAGAGCCGTGTCGGTAACACGGTGAACCGCCCCGCCGTCGAGCCAGCGTTCGACGGTTCGCGGGTCGGCGCCGCTCTCGGCCGCGAGCCGTAACGTCTCGGCCCGTCGGTCCGTCTCGTTCCCTTCTGCCATAGCGCGCGATCTTGCTCCATCTTGCGCAAAGTGGCAAGTCTACCCGATCCCGGCCTCGAGATTGCGCTCTAAACGCGCCGTTTCCGCGGTCGACGTCTCGGTCGGGGGGCGCCACGAAAGCGCGCCAGCGGGGCGCATGGCGCCCGCGCCGGCCGATTGCGCTCGGGCCGCCCGCGCCGGCCCGCCGCGGCAAGTAGACGCGAACCCGGGCCGGCCGGTACACTCTCGCGCATGGCAACGATCAGTGAGTCTTTCGGATCCGGTGGCGCGAACATTCAACCGGGCGGGTCAGCCGGTGAACCGACTCTTGCCGAAGCATTGCGAGACAAGATCGACGATCTGACCGAGCTTCGAACACAATTCATTGCGCTTCTTCAGAAGATCGACGCCGACTCAGGTGATACCGGGGGCGATTCGGACTACGAATCGACGCTGACGCCGGCCGCTCTGAAGTCGATCAAGGGTTAGCGCGCACCGCGCGCTACTCGCACGCCGAGAACGCTCGTTCGAGTTCGGCCGGGTCGCACTCGACCCCGCCGTCGGCCGCGGGTCGGCCGATCATGATCGAGACGTGCTCGGGACAGAAGCGCGCAACGTCGCTCGACTCGACGTTCTCGCAAGTGGCGACACACTTGTCGACGTCTTCGCCGCCCGAGCAACCGAGCCGCGAGAGCGTCTGACACGCCCGCTCGCACGGTTTCCCGAGCGGGGCGGGGGGTTGTCCCCCGTCGGGCTCGGGCGCGTCTCGGGCCGCGTCAGCGGCCGGGGCGGGGGGCGCGTCGGCGCCCGCGTCTTCGACGGCCCCGCCGTCGGGGTCGGGGGTCGGGGGTCGGGGCTCGGTCTGACACTCGGCCGCGAGCAAGCTCACGCCGAAGATGGACACGAGACCGATCAGAGATCGACGGCCCAAAGGTCGCTCGTTCTGTACCATTGCAGATAGCTCCACGAGATTTTGAAGAAGCCGCGATCGCCCCACCCGGTTCCGTGTGAGTTCGCGCCGGTTGCGTGCTCGTCGCCTTCGTAGCCGTCGAGCACCATTGCGTGCCCGCCTATGATCGTTTCATTCGTCGGCGCTTCGAGAACGCCGCTTCCGTCGTATCGGCGAAAGCTCTCGCCGAGTTGCGTTCCGAAGACGACCGGCTTTCCCGCCGCAAGAGCGCGCTTGATCTCGTCGACTCTTGCGTCGCCCGTTGCCGCGATCCGGTAGTAACTCGCTTTGCGCTTGTCGTTCGCCGCGATCATGACGTTCGGCGGGGGCTTGCGCTTGTAGGTTGCGCGGGGCGTTCCGTCTTCGTCGTCGGGCTCGTTCCGATCGTGTGTCACATACGGCCAAACGCTCTCGGGCGGGCGCCCGAGTCGGTTCACGCATTTGATCGCGAGACGGATATACGTTCCCGAGTCGACCTTCGTTGCGCCGTGCTGATTCCGCGCGTGCCAGTATGCGAAGAGCCGCGACAAGAACTCGACGTCGTTCTCGCCGTTGCGCCGTTGAACAACTCGAACCGCTTGGGCGATCGCGTTCGCGACACATGACCCGAGCGCGCCCTGATTCAAGATCGTGACGTGCTCGCGCAAGCTCACGCGAACGGGCGGGGTCGCAAGATGGAGCGAAGAGAGCGGGAAGTCGCGAACGTCCGGCTCGTCTTCGAGATACCCGAAGCCGAGTTCGTCAGTCACGGTTCGACCTTGAACGAGAGAGCTTCGGGTTCGGGGATCTTGACTTCGGTTCCGTCGCCCGTCTTGAGCATGCTTCCACTCATGAGACCTTCACGCTTCAAGAACTCGGCAAGCTCGACGTATGCGCCTTTGAACTCTTCGAACGCCGCGTCGTATTGTTTCTGATCGAGATCGCTCGCGCCGCGAAGCGAATGATTCGCCGCGTTCAACGCGTTGATCGCGTCGGCGTAGAGTTCGACATACCGCGCGCGAACCTCCGGGGGCGTGTCTGGGTGCGTGCGGAAGTATTCGTTCGCCGCGTTGTCGATAATCTTCAGAACCGCGAGCGCGTCGGTCAAGACGGACACGATCTGAGGCAAGACGGGAAGCACGGCCGCGCATGCCGGGGCGAGCGCGATCGCGAGCGCGAGAGTCAGAGCGACGAGAAGACGATTCACTTCGAGCCTCCATTCTTCTTGTAGCGATCGACGGCCGACTCGATCGCGTCTTCGACGAGCGCGCGAACCTTCTTCGGTTCGATCACGCGCTCCATGTCGGCGAGCCACTTCGAGCCGAGATAGTCGAGAACGTCGCTTCGTGCGGCCTCGAGTAGCGCGCGGCCTTCGTCGGCTGTGATCTGTCCATCTTCCGCCGCGGCGCGAGCGCGCTTGACTTGGATCGCCATGCCACGCGCGACGACGATCTCGGCGACGTTGACGAGCCGAAGCGTTGCGTCGCGAATGTAGTCTTCGCCGTCTTTGGCGCGCTTCGCTCGGATCCATTTCGAAAGCTCGACCGCGCCCCATGACAAGAGCGTCATGAGAACCGACGCGATCAACGTGATCGCCTGATCCATGAGAGCCTGATCCATGTGATCCCTTCCCTTCGTGTTTGTCTTCTACGGGGTCAAGTCGACCTTGATCGACTTGACTAGGTTCGTGTGCGAGCCGGAAGCTTTGAGGTAGAAGTTCGAAACGCCGTCCATTTCGACGATCGTTGCCGCGGCGAACGTGAGAGACAACGACGTCGTGATACACCCGAACATTTTGGAATTGAGCGACGATTGATTGTCGACCGTGAGCAAGTTCGCGCTTAGGTAGCAGTCGCGGAAGTAGAAACGATCGAGACTGCTGCAAGATTTGGACAAGAGCGCGTCGACCATTTGTAGCTCTACCAAGTCAGCGTCAGTGCTACCGCCAACCCCGTCCAAGTAATGATGCATTGCCCCCGAGACTCCCGCTCCGTCGCCGACGAAACGAACACGGAACTTCGCGGTATCGCCAGTCAATGAAGAAAGGTTTACCGCGTCGCCCGAAGTGTCGTCGATTGTGCAGTTTTGACACTGTAGGTATGTGTCAGAGGCACCGATCGAACCGCTCACGTCCATTCCAGCCGTAAGCGACAACTCCACGAGCCGAAGCGTTTCGCCGCCGCTTACGTTCCAAGTGACGGCGGTTCCGATCGTAGTGTTGAGAATGTTCCCGTAAAGCGAACACGCCGCGCCGCGGATCGTCACGTCGACGCCGGAAGGAATCGTGAAGCCGGCATAGTCGGAAGGGCCGACAATGATCTCGACTTCGGCGAGCGATTCGGTCGAGATATACGACATGGCTTGCGCGAACGTCGTAAACGGATTGAGACGCGATCCGTTTTCGATCCCGTTGCCCGCGCGTCCGTCAACATAGATCGTCTGCTTCAACGGGGTTACGTCGTCGAAGACGGTCGAAGTCCACAACTCTAGCTCGTCGAGTTGTTGACGAACGGTTGCGGCCGTCAGGTTTCCGGCTGCCCCGTTTCCCGTGCCGATCCGATATGCGCCGTCGTCGGCCGTGACCGTTCGGATCAATTGATCGAGAAACGACGCAACCGACGAACCGAAGAAGTTCCCGCGCGCTTGCGCGCCAACGAACGCGGCGCCGTCGGGCGTTGTATTGTCGACGAGATTTTCCCAAAGCAGATCCAACTGATCGAGAAGCTCTTGAATCGCCGCGCCCGCCGTGCCTTGCGTGATCGAAACGTGCGCGTAGGTTGCCGTCATGGCTTCGATCCCGACGAGACCGATCCCACCTTCCGAAGCGGGCGCGGTCTTCGACGCGAGATCGGAAACGATCTCGTCGATCGCGGCTTCGACGTCGGTTGCCGAGAGCGGAGAACCGTTCGCCCAATTGCCGCTTCCCGCATAAGTGATCGACGCCGCCGCGTGTCCCGTTCCCGAAGCGACGTGACTTTCGATCTCGTCGAGCACGGCTTGATCCATGGCTTCGGCGGTTCCCTCGCGAAGCGTTCCCGCCGCCGACCCCGTGATCACGAACGCGTCTTCGCGTCGGCTCGTCAGATCGATATCGCCGGTTAGGATCTGAGTCTGGCCGTATGTGCGTGTGATATCGGCCAGCAAGATCCGACCGCTTTCGAGACCGGGCGGGGTCGGCGAGCCCGCCGACTCGGCGCCTTGCTTGACGAAGAAGGTCAAGTCTTCGTCGCGTTGAAAGAAGACCGTTTGCGAGTTGCCGTCGATCCGTGGGTCGCTCAAGTTCCGAACGAACTCGGCGAAGACGGACACGATCTTAGAGTTGCCGGGCGTGGCAACGTCGGTCGAGACCGAACTCGAATCGACCGAGACGTCGACGTTCTCGACCGCATTCGAGAAGAGACGTTGCCCGGCCTGATCGTAACCGACCCCGGTTCCGACGTCGACCGAGACGTTCGGAGTCGGCGACGCTTGCGAGACACCGAGCCCGGACATGATCCCGATCAAGCCGTTGTCGCTGATCATTGCACGGTCGGCGACTTCCGCGTTATCGAACCCGAGATCGAGTTCGGCTTCTGTTACCTTCTGGCGGAAGTAGTAGTCCAATCGGTCCATGGTTCGCCCTTTGCGTCAGTGTAGGATCGTCTCTTCGCTCAATTCGGATTCGCCGAGTTCCCAGTGATCGAAGACTTCGGGGATCTCGGGTTCGACGAGTTGCCCTAAGTGCGTGTGCGCCGGCTTCATGTAGTCAATGATCGCGAAGACGCGGGTTCGTTGCTCGTCGGTAAGGTTCACGGTTGTCTCGACGTCGAAGGTATACAGACCCGCAATATCGCCGATCCCGAGTTCGGTGTCGATCCCGAGTTCGGAGTCGCCAAGGATCCAGCCGCTTTCGTCGTTAAACGGAGTGATCGTAACTTCGAGCCCGAGAAAGAAACGGATCACGTTTCGGATCCCTTTGCTCGTTCCCTTCTGTCGATAGATTTCGACGAGCACGCGCGCAAGTCGTCGCTTGTCGACGAGCGTCAAGACGAACGAGAACGGGTTTCCCAAGTCGGCGAGCATGGCGTCGACGAATTGTTCGGGCGCGATATCGACGTCGAGGATTTGGGTCCACTCGTCGATCGAGAAAAGCAACTGATCGATCACTTCTTGAAGCACGAGAGCGAATCGTTCGAGATCGCGCGTCTCGTCTTCGCGCCGGTTGAGTTCGGCGAACATTCGCCAGACTTCGAACGTTCGCCCGTCGGGAATCGCGGGCGTGAAACCGTCGAAGCTTGCCGTATTGTTTGGCGACGCGATCACGTTTCCGTGTTCGTCTTCGACGTTCTCGATCGTCAACGTGTAGGGCCGCCCATGGCTCGTCGAAATGTTTGTCTTCAACACGACGACGGACGGATCGAGTGTCGCCGAGACTGACTCGACTTCGACTTCTACCGACGGAATCACGAGTTCTGGATCGAGCACGCGCGCGATCGTGTAGTTCGCGGCCTCGAGCGCGGTATCGGGATCGACGGCTTCGTCGAATGTCACTTCGATTTCGTCGAGAGCGATTCCGCGAACCGCGTCGATCAGTGGAGCCGACAAGTCTTCGACTTCAAACCACCATGACTCGTCGAGCGTTTCCGAAGAAGTGCCGCTTTCGCTGACGACTCGAACGTCGACGACTTGTTCGCTCTCGAAGTCGCTCGTCGGATCGATCGTGATCCGGTAAGTATCGGCGAGCACAAATCCGGCCGTGCTTCCCGGGCCGTCGAAGTTCGTTTGAAAGACTCCCGCGTCGAACGCGAGCGCGCCTTCGATCCATACCTTCGTTTGCGAAACGTCGACCGTATCCCCGCCGGTTGCCGATACGTCGAGCGAAACGTTCGTCGAGATCGGAAGCCCGGTCTCGTCGGATTCTGGATCACGGTTGAAGACGTAAAGCGTCATGGAGTCACCGTTAGCGAACCGCTCGCCGTTGCCGTGCCCGCACTCGACCCCCAAATCAGATCGTTAAGCGATCCGTATGCGGTCGAACCGCAAACGATCGTCCCGACCATTGAATCGCTAACGAGAACGAGATCGTCGACGTACCATGCTGGAAGTTCGAGATCACGTTCGTCGGTCCCGGCCCCGTCGATAAACTGAAGACGCAAGCGGATCGTGTGATCGCCCGCTGCGAAGTGCGAAACGTTCGCCGCTATGTCGACGAGATCACGCGTTCGCCCCGGAAGGATCACGCGCGAAGTGATCAGCGTCGAGTCGATCAAGAGCTTCGCATACCAGAAGGTATTAGCCGGCATGCTCGACGGTCCACGGATCCGAGACTTCATTCGAAGGATCAACGCGTCGTCGAAGTCGGCTTCTTGGTTGATCTCGAAGTAGTCACCATTTCGGAAGCGGCCAACCGCGCCGGGCGTATCGGTCCCGAGACAAACCGCGAAGTCGCCTTCGGGCGCGTCGAAGTTGTCGGGTTGCAAGCGAAGCCCGTCGCCGCGAGCAACCGCGGCCATGAATGGACCGAGCGTCGAGAACGCCGACGGCGCCCCGCCGCCGCTCGACGATCCCCAAGTCGATCCCCATGTGACCCCGTAACCCATTAGCTCGAAGCCTCCGAGAGTTCAGGCCACGCCGCGCGCAAGCATGCCGCTTGCCGTGCTTCGCGCTCCGGGTGAAAGCGAAGCGAAGCGTCAGAGAGAAACGCTTCGGGGTTCGAGTGTGGCCGTCGGTGTCGATAGTCCCCCGGAACGACGAGCACGCGTCGACCTTGCGCACGAAAGATCGCGCCGAGAAAAATGTCGTCGGTGTCGCGGCAACGTGGATCACGGCCGAACGCGAGAACGTCGCTCGGTCGAAGCCATGCCGCGCGATAGGCCCACCCGAGAAGCCCGCCGAGATAGTCGGCGTGTCCATCTTCGACCGTGGCGCCGTCGAGTGTGTGACCCTGGAAACCGCAAACGCAATTCTCGCGATCGACCGCTCGTGCGAGCGCGCTCGCGTGATCGTGCCAGTAACAATAATCGTCGTCGAACGTGACGATCGTATCCGTCGGCGCGACGAAATGCGACGCAAGGTGTTTCTTCCCCGGCCCTATGTCTTCGACCGCGTAGACTTCGGCTCGCGTTCCGTCGGCTTGCTTGCTTGCCGCGTCTCGAACTTGGGGGGCGACCAGAAGAAGCACGCGTTCGACGTCGACTTGATCGCATACACTTTCGAGCGCCGGGCGAACATGCTCGACGCGCGGTTCCCAAGTCGTGAGGCAAGCGACGATCAAACTATTGTCCCCTTCTGATCGCCGTTGCTTCGGCGACGAAATGCCAATCGTCGCCGCCGCCCGGTCCGCCCCAATGGATTTGGAGCCGAAGCGCGTCGGAAGAGTAGACCACTTGAAACTGATTTCCATGAACCGCGTCTTGCAAGAGATCCGCGTTTGCGACGTCGATATCGACCTTGCTCGTGCTTGGCGAATCGTCGCGCATGGCGAACGCGTGGATCGTCATGGATCCGTTTCCGTTGCTTCCGCTCGTGCCTGTCGTGAACGTCGAGACGGCAACGCGAAAAACCGCGTCGACGGCTTCTTCTTGACCGACCGGGATCACAATCAGATCGACGAACGTTGTTTCGCCTTCCGACTTGACCGCTTCGCCGAAGTATTTTTCGATCGTGCTCGCCATGATCTACCCTGCCAGATCCCAAGTTGTGCCCGCGTCGTTGCGAAGCTTGACCTTGCCGCTCGTCGAGTCTGCCCAGAAATACCAGTGACCCGTGGGGGGCGTTCCGGGATCGCTGATCTCGGGGATCGTCTTCGGAAGTGCAACGGGGTTCGCTTCGTTCTGCGGGGCTTCCCACCAAAGAAACCATTTCGATCCAGTCCAGTATCCACGAACGATCCGTTCTTGGCCGTTTGCTAGCAACGGCGGGGCGCCGGTCAACCATGTGATCGTTTCGGCCCCTTGCGTGCTCCATGCGATCGGATCGAGACCGCTCCCGGTTCCGTTGATCCGCAAAGTATAGAACGGGCTCACGTTGCCCGCGACCGGGGTCTTCAAGTTCAACGTAACGCCAGACGAAGAGATCGCGATCGATCGGAGTTGTGTCAGGTTGAAGTTGATATCGTGTGAACCCGGAGAGTTCGCCGCGCTTTCGGCTGATTCGGTTGCCCACCCGATCCGAGCCAAGCTCGTTAGAAAGTTCACCGCGTCGATCGACGTTCCGTTGCGACGCAAGAAACGTCCGTCGGCAAGCGTCGAGAACGTGAGTTGCGTTCCGCCGCCGTCATGGATCTTCTTCACTTCTGGCGCCGGATAGGATCCTGCAAGATCCCCGCTTGCCGATCCGCTCGGGGGTCTCGAAGCCGTGTTCGTGTCGAGCGTTGCGTCGGTAACGAGTGTGTTCAACTCGGCAAGCGTTCCGCTTCCGAGGTTGCCGAGATCGGTTCCGTGCGGGTTGTTCGTCAAGCGCCCGTGCATGGCGTCCGTGATCCAGTAACCGCCGCTCGTCTCGGTCTGCGTTCCGATCACTTGACCGACGAACATGGACACATTTCCGCCGTTGATATCCCACGCAACGGAAGCATTGATCTTGCCAACGAGAGCGCGAAGCGTTCCGCCGACCATGTTGATCGCCGTGGCGTTGCCGACCCCTGATCCCTTCTCGACGATCGACCCGATCGTTCCGGCAAGTTCGCCGCCGCCGGCCGACGATCTTCTGATCCCAACGCAACCCGTCGATCCGGTCAGTGAGATCGATCCGATCTCGACGTTCAGACGGGTAGAGCTATTCGAAATGTCGATCGCTGCCGAGTTGTCGGGAACGACAATTTCGTCGACACTGGCAAATGCTGTATCACCAGAGTTCAACGAAGGTTGAAGCCCGGTCGTTCCGTTCGTCGTTCCAACAATGCGCCGCGCATAAAGCGAAGCGCCGTCACCGGCAAGAACGGCCGCCGGCCCGCTCGAACTTCGCGACTCTTTGATCTCGGCGCGCGAGTTCGAGAACAAGACAAGCGTTCCGCCGAGAGTAGTATCGAAGACCGCTTCTGGAGCGAACAAGTGTGTCCATGACTGGATCGAAGATCCAGCATACTTCCCGCCGTCGAGACACACAACCGCAACCTGATTCGACTCGCTTGGAGTCAGCGCTAGCGCGGCCGTCATTGCAGCGGCGAGAGTTGCTTTCGCCTTCGAGAATTGAAGACCGTCGTTCGAGTCGTCGCCGTGTAGCCCGAAGAAGATCGTTTGCTGGATGTTTGTGTTCAACCGATCCGCGGTTGCGACGAGCGCGTCGAACAACGGGTGAGCCGCGTCGGTATTGTCGCCCGAGTAGCCCCACGGCTGGCCGTTGAAGTTCAATTCGTTCGGCTGCTCGTCGGATTCGAGCGGCAACGGGTCGCGCTGGTAAGGTGGAGTGATCTGCCCGTTCGCGTCGGGAACCGAGAAGACACGAATGTCGACGCTCGTTTCGCCGCCCGTTCCCGTGACCGTGTTTCGGATCCGGTATGACCCGGGCACGTCCGGCTGAAGATTGATCGCGGGGGGCGAAAGGTTCGTTCCGTTCCCGAGCGGGGTCGGCGTTCCCGGATTGACTGGCCCGTGAGTGCTACCGGGCGGGGCGAACAAGAGATCGATCGCCCATGTGGACAGATCGGTAACGTCCGACATTTCGATCAAGACGTCATTCCCCGCGACAACCTTCAACGCTTCCCCGTCGCCTTCGATCGGGGTCGGCGTGGCTTGCGAGAACTTCAAAAGCGCGTCAACCGTCATGGATCAGCCTTTCAGATTTGCCGGAAGACTTCGACGTGATCGACGAACGCGCGACGCGTGACGTCTGACACTTCGAAGCCGAAGCCGAAGCGCGAAGTCGTGAACGGAGGCGATCCGCTATTGATTCCGAGCGCGTCGTCGACGAAATCGTCGAGCCCGGGGATCGCTTCCCAGATCGGAGCCGTGACCGGGTTCGAGTCGAGATCGCTTGCGAACGCTTTCAAGATCACGTCGCCGTTGAGATTCACGATCATGTCGAGACGCAAGTGAAGCCAAGTGTCATTCTCGAACGTCTCTGTCGACACTTCGAGGATCCCGCCGCTTCCGATCGCGTCAGCCGGGATCCCTTCGACGACTGCCCCTTTGCGAAGCGCGATCCTATGCGGGTCGTCGTCACTCAACCCGAGAAGATATGCGTTGTCCAAAACGCTTGGACCTTGCAAGCCGATCATGAGAAACGGCGAGAAGCCGATCTTGCCTCCACTCACGCCGCGCTTGACTGCGCCGCGCACACTTCCGCCGCTCGCGTTCGGTGCGAAGTTCGTTTGATTGTTGAAGAGCGCGATCGCGCCCGCGACGACTTCAAGAGAGTTGAAGCCGAACAGAAAACTTCCGCCGCCGTTCGGGCGAGTAATCCCCGTTGTCACTCCGCGGTCAACCGAGCCGGTCGAGAGCCCGTCAGAACAGAACGTCCAGTCACTTTGACCCATGATCCACTTGCCTTTCTACAGTGTCGCCATGACCCCGGATTGATCCCACCCGAGATTGAAGTCTCGAACCGCTTCTTTCGTGAACTCTTCGCCCGCCGTTGCGCCGTTTAGATCGAGACGAAGAAGAAGATTCGGCGGAAGCACGGTCGATCCAATGTAGAGCGCCGGGGGGTTCGTTGCGATCGCTTGCGTTTGCAGCGGAAGCGATAGGTTGTCGATCCGTGACTTGAGTTCGTCGCGGATCGCTTCGTCGTCTTCGCTCTGCCCGACATACTCAACGACTTCCCCGTTGATCGTCACGCGGTAAGTTGCCGTGCTCGTCGTCGGAACGTCGACTCTGATCGCCCATACATAATCCGGCGTAACGTCGTCAAAGCTCTCGAACGGATCCGAGCTTGCGAACTCGGCCGCGTCGAGTTGCGTTCCCGGACTGTCGAACTCGGTCAGATATGAGTCGTTGCTCCAACCGCTCTCGAAGTCTTCGGGGTTGCTCGTCGCGGCCTCGAGTAGCGTTCCCGGCTCGACCGAATCGTCGAAGACAAACACGAACGCGTCGTTCCCCCAACCGTTCTCGAAGCCGTCGAAGAGTTCGAGCGACGCGCCAAACGAAGCCGCTTCGGTGCGACCGAGAACGAAGAGAAAGTCTTCGTTCGACGACCAAAATTGCTCGAACGTCTCGACGACTTGGGGGCTCGGGCCAGCGTCGAAGATCGCCGCTTCGAGATCGAACGCAACGCCGACGAACGCGAAGAGAAAGTCGTCGTTGCCCCATCCAATCTCGAACGATTCGAGCGCGAGCAAGTATTCGGGATTCGGGAAGTCGATCGTTTCTTGCGCGGTAGTCCACTCAACAACGGTCCAGCTTGCCGGCTCGATCTCGTTCCCGTCGAGCGTCTTCAGCGAACCGGCTTTCGCTTCTTCAAAGCTCAAATTTTCGAACGTGTGCGCCATGTCAGAGTGATTCGAGATCGTCGCCGTTGATCAGAGTGACCGTTCCGAGTTGCGGGAACTCTCGCCGTTCGAGTTCGACGTCTCGGTGATAGCCGTTCAGCGTGAAGCCTTCGACACGATCCGAGAGCTTGCGAACGCCGGGCGTGTCACGGACCACGTTCTGAACGTCGGAAAGGGGAAGTTCGCTCGTCGAGACCCCGTTCGAGTCTTTGTAGAAGAAGCCAAACTTGATCTGCTCGTTCGGCTGTCCGTCTTCGTCTTGAATCGCGAAGAAGTCTTCGAGCCGATCTCGGATCGCGTCGCCGAGATAGCCGTCGGAAGTCGGGTCGAGATCCGCGCCTTCTTCGGGAAAGACAGTCGCAACGACGTTGACCGTCTTGTAAAGCGGATCGCTGACGATCACGCGGAACGTTAGTGTTGCGGGATAGTCGCCGTCTTCGTCGAACAAGTCGGCGATCTCGTCTTTGAGCGTTTGCGACGGAAGACCCCCGCCTTCTGGCACAACGAAGAGAAAGCCCGTGTTCTCGGCGATCGCCGGGTCTTCGTTGATCGTGGCCATGAAAGCACGAGCCACGCCTTCAACGCCACGCGCGACGATCTCGAAGTCTTCACGCGAAACCGTGCGCTCTTGCACGCGCACGGCTTCGGGCGCCGCGGCTCGGATCTGCTCGACCGTTTGCCGATCTTGTGCGCCGCTCGAACCCGACGCGTTCGTGACCGTTACGACGAGTTGATTCCCGAGAGAGTCGCGGAACGATCCGGGGATCTGAGTGATCGTGTCTTCTTCGATCTTGCCTTCTTCGCCGCCGCCCGTCTTGTAACTTACCGCGATCGTGCCAACCGGGATCTTCCCGTTGACTCCATTCCCGAACCGAAGCAACGCACGATCGGCCGAGTTGACGACGACTCGGAAGTGACGATCCGTTGCGGTCGACGAGAGAAAGTTCTCGACTTCGGTATAAGCTCCATCCGACGCAACGACGATCGCCGAGTCGTCGAGATACGGTGTCGACGAGAGTGTGATCTCTTGGTTGGCAAGTTCCGTGCTCACGAATGAGTCTTCGTGTGATTCGCTATGTTCAGCCGTCACCGTGTCTTCGGGCGGGTCAGTGCCCGCCGCGATCGAAGCCGTCGAGAGAAGTTGAAAGACGATCGGATCAGTGACTTCCGCCGTCTGAACGAATGTGCCCGCCGGAATGTTCACGTCGCCGACGGGAAGCCCGCCCGTCGCCGCGTCGCGAGCCGTGATCGTCACGTCGACTTGCGCCGCTTTCGCGCCTTCCGGCTGGAAGCCGATCAGTTTCGTTAGCGCGATCATGCTCTCGCGAAGTCGCGCGGTAGTCCAACGGCTCTCGTTCGCTTGGTTGTCCTGGTAGAAGGTCAAGACGTCGCCGACATGGGCGAAGAGTTCGACGAGAATGTTTCCGAAGTTGGCGACGTTCGCGTCGGTCCATGTCGGGAAGACTGACGCGATCAAGTTGTAGAGTCGCAACCGAAGCGAGTCGAAGTCTTTGTCGGTATAGTCGAGATTGGGGGTCGGTAGGATCGCCATGGTTCACCCGAGAATCACTTCGACTTCGACGCCGGGGATCAAGACCTTGTTCCCGGGTACGTTCTGATCAATGAAGTCGGCGACGACTTTCAGCGTGATCGCGCGTTGTTGCCGATCGAAGGTCGGCGTAATGTTCGCCACGCGGATCCGTGGCTCTTGCTTGTCGATCGCTTCTTGCGCGTAGACGCGTGCAAGCTCGCGAACGAGATTGCCCTTCCGGTGTTTCAGCGTGTGAAGCTTCGAGCCGAGTTCTTGACGCCAAACGATCTCGCCGTCGGTGTGCTCGCCTTGCGCTCTCGTGCCAAGGATCTGCCCGAGCACGCTTCGAACTAGCTCGCGCCCGCCCGTGCTCGCGAAATCGTTTTTCTTGTCGCGCTGAAAAGGTCGAACGATCCCGAAACCGAGAAAGCGGTCGAGCGGTGTCACGTCATCGGAAGCCATGCGTTGCCGGTCAGTGTATCCGAAAACGCCCGCGTTTGCTTAGTTCGAGTTTCCCGGGTCCATTTTCCCGCGGTTCGGACCGCGGGTTAGGGTTCGCACGGCTTCGAGAAACTACCCTCGAAGCGAATGTCGGGAACCGGGATCGAGTCGCGAAGCTCGGTCAGAAACGCGATCGCTTCGTCGAGCGGTTCGAGCGCGTCTTCGGTCAATTCACTGACCAGGGGAACCGCTGGAATGCAAGGCAAGCCAGCGAGATCGAGAAACGCGTTGATCGCGCCGATCACTCTTTGCAACGGCTCGAAGCCAGCGTTCAAGGTTTCGAGTTCGACGTTCAAGTTCCCCTCCATGCAATCGGCTACGGCCTCCATCTTGACGTTGCCGAGTTCGCGCGCTTTCGTCTGCGACTGAATGATCGCGTCGAGCCGCGCGATCATTCGCTCGATCGTTCGCTTGTACTCGACGAGAAAACCGATCAGCGCGTCCATGATCATGATCGCCATGACAGGGATCGCCACTTGGGGAAAATACTTCGTCAGGTTGTCCACCTTCGACAAGAGATTTTCCAAGCAGTCGATCATGGGCTGCGGGTTCGGTGGCGGCCCGAGCGAATCAGGGATCGCAACGATGCAATCTTTGAACGCGAAGATCACGTCGAGCACGTCGAGAAACGGCTGCAACGGCGCAAGCATGGAGTTGACGCCTTCGAAAAACTTCTTCGTCATGGTGACGAGATCGGGAAGGTCGGGCTCGGCAGAGACGCAATACTCGACCCCGCCCGGCATGACGATACAGATCACGCCGGGCGCCGTCTTCAAACGTGGACACAAGACTTCGAGATCGATCGACTTGATCGGCATAGCTCCCCCTAGATCGGGTTGTCACTCGACAAGACTTGCCGACCGTTGATCGTGACTTGGGGTGCTTCAATGTTGATCACGCTTTGCGAAACGATCCGGCAAGCCATGGTCCCCCGCATGGTGCAAACGTTCTCGGCGCCGTCGTATTCGAATCCGTCGCCCGTCTTCTTGTGACGGAAGACGAGCGAACCCTTCCCGTCTTGCCCGCGCTCGTCGAACGCGATCAAGAAGCTCTCGGTCTCGATTACGTCGACGTTCGGCGCGTCGTCAGCGTCGATCACTTCGCCTTCCGCGTCGAGTTCGTCGGCGCCCGTCGGGGGTTCGCGCCCGCCCCCCGGAGCTTCGTTAATCTCTTCGCCGTTCTCGTCGTCGGGAAGCCCCCAATTGCCGGGCGCATAGTACGGATGATCTATGTCGCCCAGATGGAACAAGACGACGACTTCCGCGTCGAGCCGCGGAACGAACTTGATCCCGATCCGCTTCTTCCCGCCGCCGCCACCCGGGCAACCAAACGGCCACGCCCAAGCGCTCTCTTCTTCGATCAGTCCCGGGATCCGAAACTTGACGCGTCCAAGTTTGAGCGGATCGTTTCGCTTGACGACGACGCCGGTATACATGGCGAAATATTTCGCTTCGCCTTCGGGGTTTTCGAGACTCACTTCTTCTTCTCTTCTTTCCCGCGCGTGTCGCGATACTGGATCGACGTTGCGCCCGTGCGACGATCGACCTTCTCGATCGGTTCGAGCTTGTCTTGATCCTTCTTCGCGCCTTTCTTGTTCTTGTCCCCTTGCGCCGCTATGCCTTGCGCCCCGCCGAGACCGCGACCACTGCTCGAAGCGTTGCGCTTGCACTTGAGAGCAGTCGTGTAAGAGCCAGTAAGCTTGTGCGTTGCCGTGCTCACATAGTAACGCCCCGATAGCTTGTCGCCGATCCCCTTGACGTGGATCACGCTTTTCGCGAGCAAGTCGGGATCGCCAACGATCGAGAGTGTAAGTTGAACCGTGTTCGCTTGCCCGCGCTTGTATCGACCTTTCGCGGCTCGGGCTGCCGCCGCGTCGCTCGTTTCGCTCGTCGGGTGCGTCTCGTCGTTGCTCGTGTTCTCGTAACGCTTCGCGGTCGTCTCGCCCGTGCGACGATCAACCATTTCGATCACGTCGCCCGCAACCGCGCGATCGCTCGTCGTGTCGTTGTCACCCGTTCCGCTCGTGTCTTTCTTCTTCTTCGGGTCGCGCCCCTTGTACGTCACGCGCGACGGCTTCTTCGAGATATCGTTCTCGACGTTCCAAGTCAGAATGTCACCGCGCCCGGGATCGGTGAAGTAGATCAGTTCACGGATCGGCTGTTGCGCGAAGTCGCGTTCTTTCCAATGGAGCCCCGTGAAGTCGACCCAAAACTCGAAGCCTTCTTTCTGGGCCAAGTGGCGCAAGAATTGAGCGTCGGAAAGTCGCGCTTGCGTGATCGCTTCAAGTTCGACTTCGGTGTCTTGCACGTCGAGTGCTTCGCCCGTGTAGCCGTTCTCTTCGGCGATCTCGGTCACGACTTGCGATCGCGTCTTATTCTCGAAGGTTCGCGACTTCTTCTCGCGATCCATTAGAACGCTCTTCGCGTGCGCTTCGACTTTCAACTGACGCGACCCCGTAACCTTCTTGATCACAGCTTCGCGCGCGGGCGAGAGTCGATCGGCGTAGCCGAATGCAACGGTCAAGACTTGCCCTTGCGCCCAAAACCCCGTTTCGAGTTGCGTCAAGTCGTGGTTGTCGACCGTGATCGAAAGCTTGTCGGCCTTCTTCTCGGTGTCTTCGAACGTAAACGAAGTGACACGCGAAGAGACGTCGACGCGTTCTGTTGGCTCGCCTTTCTTGCCTCGAGAAGACGCTTTGACGTAGAAGACCGGCGCGCTTCGATCGGTCACGTCTCGCGCCTAGCTTCGGAAAGGATCTCTTCGTTCAGTGTGCGAAGCGACGGAACGAAGAGCGTTTGACCTTCGACGAGCGCGAGCGTCGGATCGTGGATCGGTTCGGGTTGAAAGTCGGCGACCACCCACCAAAGACCCGCGGGGCGCTTCATGGGCGAGAAGTAGCGCGACGCGATCGACTGCAACGTCTCGCCGCCGACGACCGTGTGAGTGATATTGTCGTCGAGCTTGCGGTAAAAGAAGCGTTCGCGCCGTGTGAGGTAGAGTCGCGCAGGCGACTGTCCATCTTCGACGCCTTCGGTGAACGTGTGTCGCGAGAATCGTCGGGGGGGCATAGTCAAACCACGCTTTCGCCGATCCCTTCTTCGCCGCCGCGAAACGTTCCGTCGCCGAGAGCTTCGTCGGCAAGAAGCCGAACGTCTCGGATCTCTTTGATCGTCACGTCGACTTCGAACAGGGTCGGCTGTCCGTCTTTGTTGAAGCGCTTGTGCGTGAACTCGGCCCGATGGATAACGCAAGTCAGCGCAATGAAGTTCGGCCAGACGAAGAGAAACCGCGTCGGCGATCCGCCGATCACGTCTTGCGATCCGCGTGGCGCATAGAAGAGAGAGAGCAAGAATCGCCGCCAAAGAAGAATGTCGACGAGCCGGTTCTTTCCGTCGGCGTATGCGTCAAACTCTAGCTTGAACGTGAATTGATGCGGGTTCGTGTTCTGGTATTGTTGCGGCTTGTGCGAGAGCCCGAGAACTTCGAGTTCGGTCCAATTGGCTTCGAGGATCTCGTTCAGCTCTTCGGGGTTGTAGATCGCTTCGAAGGTCAGTCCCCCGCGAAGCTCAGTGAACGACATTCGAAGCGGGGTTGTGACGAAGGTGGACATTTCAGATCACGGTTGCGGGTTGTCGCTCGGGGCGAAGTCGGTTCCGCTTTCCCCGGCTTTCTTGACGGCTTCGGCGAGAACTTCGCCGTCGACGACGAGTTGAGTTGTCACGGTCGGCGACGGGATCTTGATCCCCTTCACGGCTGCCGAGACTGAACTCGCGACCTTCTCGATCCCGCCGGCCGTCTCGGCTTGCGCCTTGATCATTTCGGGCGGAAGTGGCGGCCCAATGAATGCGCCCGGCGCCGCCGGGGCGACTACCGGGCCAGCGGCTAAAGCGGCTTTCGCGGCAACGCCGGCAAGCCCGCCCGTTTGGATCTGTCCCGGTCCCGCCGTGCGAAGTTGTTTTTGCTTCTCGGCCTTTCGATTGAACGCGGCTTGCTTCGCTGCAACCTTCTTCGCGAGCCCGAGATCCTTCCCTGCAACCGCGGCGAGCGCGTCGATCGCGCTCGCGATCCCTGCAACCAGATCCATGATCGCGTTGACGATATCGCCGCCGACACTGATCACAGTCTCGCGCGCTACTTCCCAAGCCTTCCCCCATTGTCCAGTCAAGAAGAAGTAGACGAATTGCATTGCGCCCCATACCGCATGCACGACGGCGAGCACGACATTCCACGCTGCCGACATACCGGCCGCAACCCCGCTAACAATGATCGACGTTAGTGTGATAAACGCGCCGACCATAGCGGTTGCGATCACGAAGACGGCTTGAAGCACAGTCGCGAAGCTTTGCCAGTCCGAAGTTGCGTCGCCCGCCTTGCCGCTCGAAGCGTCAAGTTGCCGGTTGAACAACTGCAACGCGTCGGCTAGTTGCTTCATTGGCATGCGCAAGAGTTCGAGAACCGGCTTCACTTCGTTCCATGCGTCAACCGCGACGGTCGTTGCCGTCGTTGCAAACGTCATGATCTGAACTAGCTTCACGAACGCGTCGCCTAGCATCTTGCCGGCTTGTTCGCCTTTCTTCCCCCACGCGTCGAACTTGCTTGCTGCGTCGTCTGCGTCCGCTTCTTCGCCGAACACGCCGAGACGCTTCCCCAATTGATCGAGCGCGTTCAGGAACGCGTCGAACGCTGGCTTCGCCGCTTTGATCGTTCCGCGGAATCCCTTCACAAGACCTTCCCAAGCGTTCTTGATCCGCTCGACGAAGAGAAAGACCTTGATCGCGAAGTTCTTGATCCCTTCGTTCTCGGCCTTGTCTAACTCTTTTTTGACTTCGCCACTAAACCCGCCTTGCGAGAAGACTTGCGAGAGCGCTCGAAACCCGAGCTTGATCTTCTCGAAGATGGACACGGCTTTCCCCCCGAGCCCTTCGACTTCTTGAAACGCCGTCACGAACCCGAGCACGGCGAACGTAAGCGCGCCGAGTGCGGCGATCACGGGAAGGACCGCGAGAAGCACAACGCCGAGAACGATCGCGACGATCTTGATCACAGGGATCAGCAATGCGATCGCGGCGACGAGCATTGTAACCGCCCCGCCGCCCGTCAAGAACCCGCCGAAGAGAAGCGCCGCCGCGGCAAACGCTTGCTTGACTGGAGTCGGTGTAGCCTTGATCACTTTGATCAAGAAGTTGAGCCCCTGAATCATGACCGAGATCAGAGGCTTGAACGTTGCCGCGAACCCCTCGCCCGCGACAACCCCGAGCGTTTCAAGTGATCCCTTGATCAAAGTCTTCTGACCTTCGAAGGTATCGAGCAACGCTTCGCGGAATGCCGCGGCCGTGCCTTTCGCGTCGCCCATTTTCTTCCGCATGGCTTCGATCGCCGCTGCGCCCTTATGGACGATCTTCTCGCCTTTGACCATTTCGGTAAAGGTCGCTTTCTGGATCGCATTGAACGCGAGCAAGCCACGCGCGCCGAACGCTTGCACGACGGCGCGGTTCCGTTCTTTCGCGCTCAAGTCTTCAGTCTTGATCGCGAAGTCGCTCATAATGTCGACGATCGATCGCATCTTCTTATCAGCGCCGAAGACTTCAACGCCGACGTCTTCGACCGCTTTCTGAGCGTTCTTGTCGGAGCCGACTCGACGAAGCGATTCGCGAAGCGCCGTCGCGCTCGAACTCGCGTCGATGTTTCGATTCCGAAGAAGACCCATTGTGATCAGAACGTCGTCGAGATTTTGACCGAACGTTGCGCCCGCCGCCGCGGCCTTGGACAAGCCGATCGAAAAGTCGCGCGCTTGGAAGTTCGAGAGTTGCGTGATCCGAAGTAGCTTGTCGGTTGTTCCGGCCGCTTCTTCGGCAGCCATGCCGTAAGCGTTCAACGTACCGACGACGGCTTCGGCGCTTTCGGCGACTCCGAGTTGACCGAGAGAACCCGCCGCGAGATCGAGAACCGGGATCAACGTCTTCGTTGAATCGGTCGCGGTCTGGCCGGCGGTTGCGAGAGAGAGCAAACCTTGCGTTGCTTCGTCGGGTGAGAATTGCGTTTCGATCCCTGCTTGGATCGCCGCTTCTTTCAACGCGTCTAGTTCGGTCGCGGTTGCCTTCGTCACGGCTCCGACGGCCGCGACCGATTGCTCGAATGCGGCATACTTGTTCGCCATGCCGAAGCCGGCCGCAACGATCCCGAGCCCGGCTCCGACCGCGGCAAGTCCAACCCCCGCCGCGACCATGGCGCCCTGCATGACCGACATGGACTTCGCCGTCTTGCTCGCCGTCGAGTTGAACGTTCGGTTCACGCGCATCATGACGCCGGACGCCATATCGCGCGCCGTGAAGAGAAAGCCGAGACCGAGTGTGTTCAACGCCACGCGTTCACCGTTTCTTCGCCGCGCTTCGTAGCGCGTTTGCTTCGCTTCTTCGGTGCGACGAAAGTTCGTCGTAAAAGAATTGAAGTCGCTCGATCGGAAGTTCCCATATGTCCGTCATGGTCAAGCCCAACCCGGACCCGCCGTGTTGAGTATAGAGCAACTCGAACACGAGACTCCAGAAGTCGTCTAAGTCGAAGCTTCCGAAGAGCGCTTCGACCATGTGATCGCGTGGCGTTGTTTCGTCGTCGTCTTCGTCTACCTCTCGGGGAAAAAGAAGTTCTTGTCGAAAGGGAGTTCGATTTCCTGAAGCTCCCCGCAGTCTGGACACTCGATCTCGATCACGGTCTCGACGCCGCAATCGTGCTCGTCGAAGCGCGCGATCAATCTGCTGAGATCGGGAAGATCCGCGTCTTCGAAAAACTCGATCAAGCCTTCGTTATGCTTGCCGGCCTCGATTCCGTCGACGCCGATCACGCGAGCCATGATCGCCTGGATCAAGTTGTTCGACTTGTCCGTCTTCGTCTTGCGTCGGTCTCGTCGGTTCTGTCGACGGATCCGTTCGGTTCGTTGCTCGGTCTCGCCTGTCGGCAACCGGAAGTGAACGAGCTTCCCGGTATCGGGAACGATCTCGAACTTCGGTCGCGGGGGGCGCCGGCCTTCCATTCGCGCGAGTTCGATCGCGTCTTCTGAAGTCGGAAGCGCTCGACGCTCTTCGGTGCCCGGCATGACGACCGAGAACTCGTTCTTGCCAGCGCGAAGCTTCTCGCGTGACTCGTCGCAAAGATCCTTCACGGGAAGATCGTCGAGATCGATTTCCCACTCGAAGCGCGAACCGCACGCGGGGCGGTTTGAACACTGGACCTTGAACCCGTATTCCGTCGTTCCCGCACCCGCGATCCGAACTTGGATCAAGGCATAGGTTCGATCCCCTTGGAGCACCTTCCCCCAATTGGGGAAACCGTCGGGGCGAATGGCCCCGTTTGAGTAGACGCCGGGCTCGACCGTCTCTTCCCAGCATGCGCCGAGAATGTGATCGATCATGGTTCCCTGACGCGCGATCGTCTGGTCGGTGAGAAACCGGCCGTCGCGACCCTTCAACCCTCTGACCTTCCCAACTAACCCGGACGGGCATTCGATTTCGATCGGCATGGCCCGAAGCGTATCACAAGCCGTCCAGGCCGGGCGCTGACGCGTTTTCGGTCCACGGTCCGACCCGTGACCCGTGCCGGAGAAAACGGCCGAGAGAGCCCGTCCTAGCGGCCTCGAGCAGCCGGCGCGCTCGGGTCAAAAACCACGCGACCCCGCCGCCCGTGCTCGGGGCGGGGGGTCGCTCGTGTCCATCTTCGACGCGCTCGGGCTCGGTCTCACGCGTCGCGGGACGCGCCGATCACGTCTCGCGATCGAAAGCCTTGAACGTGAGCGTCACGTTCTCGATCACGTTCTCGTCGGCTTCGTTGTCCCATTCGCCGGCCGTGAATTTCGTCGGCCATGCGCGGTAGAGATTCCAGCGTCGGATCTCGGAGCCGTCGCGCGCTTGCTGAATGATATCGAGATTGCGCTCGAACTCGGGCTCGACAAGCCCGGTATTGTTCACCGCGTCGGCCGTCTCTTTGAACCAGTCCCAAAGATCGTTGTCGTCGGTCGCGCCGCGTTCGAGCGTAACGTCGGTGAACGACACGCGTCCGGGTGACTTGTCGGGCGAAAGCGTCCCGCCTTCCGAGTGTTCGATCTTCGCGATCTCCGCGCTCAACTCGGAGCACTTCTGAAAGCCCGCATAGGCAACGCCGTCGATCTCGACCAGAAACTTGAACTTCTTGTGAAACGTTCGGGGGGTTCCGAGCACCATGATCGTGTCCCTTTCTCTCTCTTCTGATCTCTTCGACGGGTTACGCCGCTTCGGCGAGTTCGGCCTGAATGGCTCGCGTGTCTTGTGACAGACGGATGATGATATACTCGGCCGGCTTCGCCGTTGCCAAGCCGACGCGCCCGACGATCTTCCGCCCGAACGCAACGCTCGGAGGATTGAGCGCTTCCGAGAAGTCGACGAAGAAGGCTTCGCTCGGAATGTCGCTTGCAAATGCGTCGTTGTTCGTCTGAATGATCAAGAACAAGCGCGTCGTTCGTTCGAGTCGCTTCCGCGTGGCTTGCTTGATCTTGCGGAACTTCGCGAACTTCAGTCCCGACTTGAGCGAAGTCGAAATGAAGATCACGCCGCGACGCTCGCCCACGGTCGGGAAGTTGCCGTCTTCTTTCAGCGTGCGCGCGCCGTCGACGTGACGCGGCTCGCCTTCGATCGAAACGATCGGGTTGATCAATTCGGGGTAGACGAGATCACGCTTCCGCTCGTCGTTAACTTCGGTCGTCTCGACGCCGCGCATGGTTCGAAGCTGCCCGATCTCGATCCCCGCGGGCGCTTCGTACACGCCGCCCGGGCTCGCCCCGTCGACGCGTGCGAACATGCCAGCGAGCGCGCCCGACGGAGCCGCGACGATCGTTGCTTCGTTGCCATAGAGAACGCGGCTCGGGTTGTCGACCTTGATCCGCGGCCAATAGATCGCGCCGAACTCCGACAACCCCTTGAGCGCTGCCGTCGCCTTGACGTATGTGATGATCTGCGCCGCCGTCAGACCCGCCGGAGGATCGAGGATCGCGAGCATGCTCTCGTCGCGAATGACTTCGGCGTAAGTGATCATGGAGTTCTGAACGGCGCTCGTCGCGCGGCCCGGAACGATCAGAAGCCGAACGTCGTTGATCTGATCGAGCGAACGGATCCCGGTGAGACCGACACTCGATCCAATGAAGTCGTTGTCGTCGAGCCCGGTCAGACCGTCGTCGCCGCCCGTGAGACTCGTCGAACCGTTCGCCGGCCGATCGTCGGGCGAAGTCAACGCCGCGTCGAGATCCGTCACCGTGATCAAAACGCTTCCGTTGTTCTCGTCGTTCACGATCGTCTCGACGAAGTTCGTCAGCGTGTCATCCATGGTCACGTTCGGGAAGACTTCGACGAGAACGCCGGATTCGAGAACGCGAAGATTGAACTCGGTCGCAACGCCGCTCGTTGCCGCCGCGATCTCGATCGAGAGCGAGTTCGCATACTCGCCGTCATACTTGCCGTCCACTTGAAGCGTATCGACGGCGCCGGCCGCGGCGCCCGTGTGCGTGGCGTTGTCGAACCCGAGCTTCGTGTCCATGGTCGACGTTGCTTCGACCTGAATCGAACTCGTCGGGCCGGTTGTGTCAGAACTGATCCGAACTTGCCCGTTCTCGTCAGTGACCGTGATTCCGGTCGTGTTCGCTTCGACGACCGTCTTCACTTCAGCGGCCGTGAGTGCGCTCGCGTCGGAAATGTTGCCGCTGCCGACGGATGGAGACGTCGGGAAACCGAGCGCCGTGTTTGCCGTTCCGCCCGTGACTTCGACCCCCGAATCCGTGCCGAGTGTGTCGCTCGTGATCCGTGGCGCGCCCGCGTTCACGTCGACGGAACAACCCGTGAGTTCGGCATTCATGACGGCCGCGACTTCGAGCGCCGTTGCGGCGCCAATCGAAACGAACTCAGCCGTATTGAACGTGACTGTTTGCACGCCGCCGCCGTCGATCTTGACCGTCAACGTTTGGCCGTCGCTCAAAGAGTAGGTTTCGGTATTGCCCGCGGTCACGATTGCAGCAATCGCGGCAAAGTTGACGGATTGAGTCCCCCCGCCGTCGACGTTGAGATCGAGTTTGTCCAAATGGACAATGCTGAACGGCTCGACGACGGTTCCGAGCACGCTTCCCGCGCTCGCGCCGAGCGCGGCCGTCTGAATCGTTCCCGTCGCCGCCGCGCTCGTCTTCGTCGCGGGGGTTGCGGGATCCGTGTAGTGAACGGTCCGGGTGATATAGATCGCCTGTCCGCCTTCGTCGAAGAAGTTCGCGACGGCGAGCGGCAGATCGAGAGCGTTCGCCGAGTAGCCTCCGAACTTCTTCGAGTAGTCTTCGGGCGAAGTGACCTTCGTCGCGACTCCAACCGGGCCGCGTTCGGTCACGCCGACGGCCGCGGTTGTCGCGGTCGGCCCCGTCGGGATCTTCCGAACTTGGGGCTCTTCTTCTTGAACGACGATCTTTGCTGCGAGTAGTTCGGCCATGGTTCACTTACCCTTCGACGTTTGACTTCGCTTCGGAACCCTTGCGCCCGCCGCGGGCGCGCTTCTTCGTGTCCGTCTTCGACGGCGCCGGGGGCGCCGGGTTGTTTGCTTCACGCTGGGAACGATCGACGATCGCCCCGCGAATGATCTGGATCTGGCCGGCCGCTTCCGCGTTCTTGACTTCGGTACACTCGCCGACCGAATCGGGAAGATTCGAGACCGTCGCGCGTGCGAGGATCGTCAGCGAATCAGCGAGCCGCTTCTTCACGAACTCGCCGACGCTTCCGCCGTTGATCAGTTGACGAACGACGGGAATCTTTCGGACCTTCACATGGTCGGATCGATCGAGATTCAGAACGAGCATGCGACGAGTCTTGTTCTTGATTGCGATCATGGCCGTTTCTCTCCGGGGCTCAGAATGGATCTGACGACGAGTGACGGGTCGGGGGACAGTTGTTCGAGTTCGAGGGTCACGGGATCGTCGTCGGCGTAGGCTTCGCGTCGAATCACGCTATTGTCGATCCCAAGGTCCACGCCAGCAAGAGTTTCAATATCGAAGCCCCGAATCACGGCTTTCCCCTCGAAAGCCCAAAGGTTCGAGTTGTTCGCAACGCCCGTCGTGTTGAAGTCTTCCGTCAGCGCGATCTCATACTCGACGAAGCCGAGCGACGGATCGTTCTGATCGCGCAACATGCGAAGCTCGAAATTCTTCGCGAAGAAATACTCGGCCGCGTGCTGGAGGTTGAGAAGCTCCATCTTGCGATCACTGACGCCGACGATCGTGAAGGTGAGATCAACGGTTCGCGGAACTTGGAACGAGTTGAACTCGACACCTTCGAGACCTTCGACGTCGTGTTCGGGCTCCGCGTTGATCGAATAGAACCGATTCTCTTCGACGTCCGGGCCGACGAGCGCAAGCCCGGGAAGTTCGGCGACGTGAACGACTTCGATCAAGACGTTTCCGGCTTCGTCGAAATCCGTGTGTTGACTGATCTGGACGTTTTCGAGGATCTGTCGTTGGAGTTCGAGAACGAACGTTCTCACAACGCGTTGAAGGTCGCTCTCGTTCTCGGGCTCGGTTGTGATGATCGGCCGAACGAACTCGAACGCGTTCGCTTGCGTGACGCTCTCGCTCGCGATCGGTGAACCGTTGTCGTCTAGGTTCTCGACCTTGATCGCTACCACGCCGGGATCGTGGATCGGTGTCTCGGCATAGAGCCGCGACCCGCTCACAATGATCAACGATCGCGCCGGCTCGTCGCCGAAGTAAACCGCGACCGTCAGCGGCAACGATTGTCGATCGGTTTCTCCCGCCGCTTGGATCGTCGGAAGACGGAAGTTCGATCCCGTGATCTCGACGAGCGTTCGCCCGCCCGTGTGACCCTTGCTCGGGCCGATTGTGCTGATCGTGGGAACGGCCATTTCTTCGACGCTTCGGTCCAGTGTACCGACGTCAATCCGCGCAGTCCACTACCCCGCGCGATCGCGTGGTAAGCTATCGCGCATGGCAAGCGTAGGAGCCGCTGAATTTTTCGCTTCGCTGCCCAAAGAACCAAGCCGGAAACGCGAAGACATGATCGTCGGCGCCGTGCAAAAGCGAATGCACTTGCCGACCGATCTTCGCGAGCTTCGATCGGAACGCGGGTCGCGAAGTGCCACTTTCCGAGTCATGCGCGACGCGCTCGCGATCGGAGTTTCGGGCGACTCGGTTCGCCCAAACGTGACGGCAGAAGGCGCACAACGAATCGCCGACGCGCTCGGTCTCATGCTTCCGACCGCAAAGCTCGTCGAGCTTGCATGGGAACAAGGGATTCGGATCTCGCCGACAACTCTCACGCCCGATCACAAAATGGCATGGACCGAACGCATGATCGATCACAGTCGCAAGGTCGATCAAAAGCTTTACGGTACGGCCAACGATCGATCGAAAGTCGTCGCCGCGAATGTGGGGAAGCATTGGGTCTTGTCGAACGCGCTACTCGAGGGCACGAAGCCGCGCATAGTCGAAGGGCATTTCGCTTGTGTCAACTTCGGTTGGTATCGATCGAAGACGAAACCATATCGACCGATCCAACCGCCGTCGACCGGGCACAACTCATATCACA